ATTGATCATAGAAATTAGTATGCGGAATAATAAAATCAGCTTTCTCATAATCATTAGTAATACTAATCTTATGTTCTTTAAGAGCAGCTTTAAGTCTGTCAGTTGATACATTATGCATAGGTAAAACAAAAGCTCTTTTAACTTGAGTTAAATCAGATGTTGTTTCTAAAGTTAAAAGATCTTTTATTTTATCATACATAGCTATTGATTCTGATAAATATATGGTTTCTACATCACTGCAAACAAATCCTGTTTCAGCGCCGTCTTCGAACCCCAGATCAATTAGTGCTTGATCCGGGAATTCTCCTGCGTGTATATTTTTACTTGCCATATTATTTAATTGTCATTTTAATGATAGCTGGATTCAGCATCATTTGGTTAAACTTTTGTTTATTTCCAGTAAATATAGTACGAACTACCAAATACTTTAAATCATCAGTAAAATAGTTAGAAGTGCACAGCGTAATCAGTCTTTGTTGCATTTTTTGAGTTACAGTGTCTGTTTTAGAGAAAGCAACAGAGAAATTAGCTATTCTTGTAGCTAAAAGACTTGCTATGTCAGCTCTGTAGTTATCCCCAGAACCTATACACTCTCTTAAAGCGGGTAATACAACCTTTTCATCGCCTTGAACTATTTCTTTAGGTGTTACTAATTTATCAAGCTTGTTATTAATAAATGTTGTAAACATAGAAGCAAACTCATTACCTACTGAGCCCTCACCAATCATTTGAATTAATGGTAATTGCTCTTCAAATTTCTTAATACTTGATATACTATTAAAGAACGTTGATATAGAACGAGCATTAGTCTCTTGAGTTACTAGTTCAGGATGCATTAATAAGAAATTGATACATCTAGTGTCCATATCATTCTCTTCTGCCCATCTAGCCCATACATTTATATCAAACTTAAGGTTTGCTGTAATGTAACGAGTTTTCTGTGCAGGGTCAGTAGAGTTTACCATATAGTCACCGTTATCAGGATTAGCAGTCAATATAATATGCCAATCTTTAGGGAGGGTCCATGATATATAAGTCTGTCTGTCTACTAATTCCATACATGCTTGGATGAATCTTGTGTCTGCACGGTTCCAGTCATCAAGTAGTAATACACCACCGGCCTTCTTATCAGCAATCCATTCAGGAGCTGAATAAGACATTCTACTTTTACCTGTAGTTTGAAATCCTAGTTTAGAGTGGTCCCTAACAGCAACTTCATCTACCCATTTACCTATCTTTTTACCTTCTTTCTCAGTCCACATTTGGAACTGTTTAATAGGAAAACCTACTAAGTCACCCAATTCCTCGATCTGTGCTAAGTTAAGCTTTACAAAGTCTAGGCCGTGTTTAGATGTCATGTCCATAATACTAGTAGTTTTACCAATACCTGATTCACCTACTACTTCGATTGCAACAGGCTTTTTTCCGTCTGCCTGTAAGTGACGATTGTTTGTGATGATGTGTCCTACAAAATCTTGTAGTTCATCAATGTTTAAATTTACTTGATTCATGTTTAATTGTTTTAATTGTTTTAATTTAATTGTATTTTTATTCCAGTTAATTCCTCATTTATTTCATGAGATTTAGAGCTATGTACCCATAAGGCATTCTTAGGGCATTTTTCAGGATTAGGAGCCTCACCATCTGTAAGACATATAAAAGCAGAATACTTATTTTTAGGGTCATTGTAATGATCTACAACATCCTGAAAGTCTGTACCACCTCTACCTTTAATTTCCCAATTCTTTTTAGGATCAAACTCTGAAACATCAGTTAATTGTGTATCAAATTGTGCAACAGTAATTTGGTTACCAGTCTTATGCATATGTGCTAACTCGTGCATAAACTCTACTAGCTCTTCACTACTGACAGATCCTGATGTGTCAACGCCTACTAGCACGTGATTCCTGTGCTTGATCTTAAGACCCGGATTAGCTGCGTAACGTTTGTTATCTTTACGTCTAAGCTTTTTAGTATAAACTTTAGATGCATTATTAATAAACCTTTTAAGATATTGCTTCCAATTGAATTTAGGAGGGTTTATAGTAAATAGTTTTTCAATAATCTCTGCTAGCTCACCAGGAATAGTACCGCATTTCTTTTGTATCTCTTGTGCAGTCTGTTTCATCTGATGCTCATACTGCTTTTGTACAAGCTTTTTCTCTGCTTCAGGTAACTCAGAGATTTCTTCCCACTCTTTATGGCAATATTGGCTTTCACCATCCATTTGGTCTAGAATTTTCTGAAGAGCTGGGTTACATGATCCCCCTTTACCATCACAAGTACCACTTAATAAATCATAGTATACTTTAGTACCAGCTTTTGGGTGCAGATGTATATCAGTACCAGGGAAAGAGTTTAAAGTTAAGCCACCTGGCGGGAGCATGTTTCCGTCAATATATTGGTTGATTTCTATATCTGCCGCAATATTAAAAAGCTTTTTATCTGGGTATCTATCTGACAGTATAATATGCCCAAAAGCTATATGTAATAACTCATGTTTTAGCAGGCCTTGTTGATGAAGCTCTGATAGATTTCCAAAGAAATCTGGGTTAATAACTAGTCTCATTCCAATGCCGTGTTTTCCTACACCTGCGGTAGCGCAACTCTTAGTGAATTGTTTTTGCAATCCAATCAGAAATATACCGTAGAAAGGCTCTGAAAATATCAATGTTTTTGATATTCTAGATAGTTGATCGTGTGTTGTTCTCATTTTGTTTTGTTTTTCTTTAATAATTCAGTTCTTTGAGCACCATATTTTTTGGTTCTCTTGTCTATGTAGTTATATTTTTTCTTGTTTTCATATTGTTTTAGCAAAGTATTTTTAGAGATACTAGACATGCCCCACCCAAAATGCATAGCAAAAGTATTGTATTGTTTTGTTTCTTTATTATATCCTTCCATTTTTAAAATATATATCTTATAGTATTCCAACCTATAATTTGGTTATGTAATTGTTTAAATTCTCTGATGTATTCAGATTTGAGGCCTAGCTTATATCGTATATTTTCTCCTCCATATTGAGAGCGTTTAACTTCTTGCTTACTTAATACCCATAAATCTACTTCTGTTTCAGGGTGTTTACCTAAGTTAACTGTGTGCTTCTTAAGGTTGTGTGTAAGAAAAATACATTCTGATAATACCTTGTCTTTGTTTTTTACATGAGTATTTACCAGATTAAATAAGTCTTTATAATCTTCTAGCCATCCATCATATACTATGATAGGGCTGTAATTAACGTGTACATCGTAACCAGCATCAATAAATTTATCAATAGCCTTTAATCTATCTAATATTTTAGATGTATTAGGCTCATGTAAATCTGATTTATGCTGTGGCATTAAACTGAATCTAATGCGTATCTTACTTTGAGGGTTAAATGAAAGAAGGTTATTGTTGACATATTTAGTTGCAAAGCTTCCCATAGCCACCGGGTGATCTCTAAAGAACTCAAATATCTTTTCCCATTGGTGGTGCTTGGCGTGCAGTGCAAAGTCTTCATTACAACTAATATCATATGTTGTAAATTCTGCGTGTGTTTGATTAGGTTTATCTACAGGTGTAAAGAAAGCATGATTATTTACAGCTGTTAATATATCTCCTGTATTAGTTGCTACGTCAAGACCACTATCTTTGTGTCTTTTCATGTAACAATAAGAACAGTTGTATAAACAGCCGTAACCAAAGCTTGGACTAATAAAATCTGTAGATCTACCTGAAGGCCTAATAAGCATAGACTTTCTGGTGATCTTCTTTATCATTCTCCTAGATCTCTACGCTCGTCTTCCTGAGCTTCTGTTATAGCCTCTTTTCTACGAGCATGATACTCATAGATTACTTCAGGTTCTTCAAAGAAATCATCACATGTTTCACATATGAATCCTTCTGCAGGCTCTGCATGTTCTTTACAGTCTGAACAAAATCCTTGTTTCAGTGGTGCGTCACAGCAATAGCTGAGTCCGTCTTCATTATCTGTGTATTCTCCCCCACAGCAAGGGCTTACTAATTCTGCCATTTGTTTAATTGATTAATTGATTTATAATTGTGTGATTAGTTCAACGACTTCATCTACTTGTTTTTTATTTCTTGGCATAAAAAGTACATAGTGATGATTGTTGTCTTTAAGATGCTTTTTGAATAACTTCCACCGTAAAGGGAAAGATTCATTAGCATATCCTTTGGTTTCAATGATCCATTTACCGTTTGGATCTACAAAGTCAGGAGTATAAGTAATTGGTCTAATTTTACTTCCTTTGTTATAAAGCTTTTTAGCTGTACCTTCATAACACGCTTGAGGATACACTAAAGCATCAAATATAGTAAAAGTTGTTTTTTCATACTCTACAGATATTTTAAGCTTTTCTAGTTCTTTATAACAGTATAATTCTAGATTAGATTGAAAGTCATGTCCGTTATATGTTGACTTTTTAGAAAAGCATTTAGTAGTTCTATTAGTTTTTCGTCCCTTCCAAGCCATAATTCATAACGTTAGTTTGGAGGTACCCTTCTAATCCTCTGTTCTTATTCCAAATATATGCTTGACCACATCTTAGTGTCCCAACATATCCTTGTGTTTTATGCCATAAATCATTACCACAAATAGATGGGATAAATCTAACTTTAGTTCCCATGTACTCATTAAGCATTTCTTTATGTCTATGTCCACAGTGCACTTCTCTTACTTTAGCTCTACTCCACATAGCTGGTTGCTCTGTAGCTATAAGTAAAGGTAATTCTTGAGTTTTTTCTTTATCACCGTGTGTAAACATAATCATATTTATTCCATATTCATAGTATTTACGAGCATCTAAGCTATTATCTACTGTTACATTCTTATTATTCT